AAATTTAGAAGTTATTGTGGGGAATAAGTATGACGTTGGTACTGATTATTTAATAAGTAATGTTGATGAAAAGATAGAATGGCTTAAACATGGTCAAGATGGGTGGATATGCACTCATTGGCAAAAATTACCTAAACCGCCTACTTATGCCTAACTCTAAAAAGAAGTGTAGGCATTGTAAAGTATATAGCTTGGTTGAATCTGGTATAAAAGTTCCTTTAGGTTGGTTTTGTTCTATGGCTTGCGTGGTGCAGCATGGAAAAAAGGCTGCTGTATACGCATCAGAGAAGCGCAAGCGAGAAAGACTTATCAAACTAAAGGATAGGGTCAAAACAGTCTCAGAATGGCGTATAGAGGCTCAAAGCGCGTTTAACGCATACGTTAGACACAGGGACAGGCACTTATCTTGTATAAGTTGCGATTCAATGGGTGAACATCATGGCTTAGGTGGTTACTGGGACGCAGGCCATTATAGGAGCAGGGGCAGCGCAAAGCACCTTAGCTTTAATCTACACAACTGCGCTAAACAGTGTCACCGCTGTAACCGTTATTTGAGCGGTAATGTTGTTGAGTATCGTATTAAATTAATTAAGCTAATCGGGCTAGAAAAGGTCGAATCGTTAGAAAATAACAATGATATTGTTAAACATGACATTAAATATCTTCGCAGAATAAAGCAAATCTTTAAAGCTAAACTACGTCTGTCAATCAAACTATCCGAACAGTTCTAGAACTATCCGTTTATTTATTTAACTTTCTTCAACAAAAGTGTTGACAGTTTAAACACAATGGTTTAACATGCCTGCAAGTTAATAAATAAACGGAGCAGTAAATGACTAACACTTACCCATTAAATAAAGCAGTTTATGTAGATGGTGTAGCTTATGCGCGTCCATTTAAAACGCCTAAATCTATAGGACTTTGGTTGCGCGGCCCCTGTAGTTTTATTGTAGGATTCCCTACCGATAGTGACTCTACTATATCTCTTGTCAGCACCTTATTGAACCACGGTAAAGCCAATTTCAAAGGTCTATTTATCGAATATAAAATTTAAGGATTACCCAATGAGCATGAAAAAAGAAACATTAATAAACGGCATTTTAAAAGTCACCAAAAGACTACCATCTAGCTATTCGGGCAACCCTCGGTATGAGGTTAGAATAGGCGATCACGGATTATTTAAGACACCTGTTGACGCTATGATTGGGTATGCAATTACCAACTTTGAAGGTAAGCCAGTGAACGCCATGACGCGAGATTATTACGGCTCACCTCATTTATTTAATGTGGAGGCTATATAATGAGGCGCAATCAACGCAAAGAAATGACCCAAGAACAAAAAATTAAAGCTATGCAAATGTTAGATTTTTTTACCAATGACTTAATTTCTCAAGGAATGAATCAAGAAGATGCTTTTAAAAGGGCATTAGACGCAATTAACCGATTAATCGAAGCAACCAAATAAATAAGTGGAATTATTTAATTAATATTTCTTCAACAAAAGTGTTGACAATATAAACATAATTGTATAAGATGGACATAAGTTAAGTAAATAAACAAACGGAGCATAATATGAATAGCACTTACCCATTAACTAATTCGGGATTGTATGAACTACGATGTGAAATTAAAAACCTTGTAGATAATGTAAAAGTAAATGAAAGGGTATTAGAGACATTACCAAAAGGTCATCATTCTGAAAAATACCATCAAGATACAATTAAAGAAATAGAAAATAAATATTGCGAATTGCGTCAAGAACTTAGAAGTCGCGGTTTAATTCAATAACAACAATAAGGGGCTAAGGCCCCAACACTGGAGTTAAAATGAAAATTCAAATCGAAATTGACGATTTTAAAATGATGTGGCATACGGCTTGCAATATTGGTCAAATGAGTGCAGATGATCTTTCTGCATTTGATTTTATTAAAGGTGACAATTTAGAATCGTTCAATTTTCTTGAAGATCATTATATGTATTGGTTAGGTGATAGTTATATAAACGCATTGGCTGCATTACAGATAGTCAAACAAAGCGGTTTTGATGCTGCCTTACTTTGGGATGAAAAGACCATTAACGAAGAAAATAACAATGCTTGGGGGTTTTGTATTCTCACCAATAAAGTTTTTTAACTTTTATTTAACAAAAGTGTTTACAGTGTTAACATAATCGTTTATACTTACCATAAGTTAATTAAATAACAAACGGAGCATCACATAATGAGAAAAATTGAAAAGCAAATGAACGCAGCAGTAGCAAACAAAGAAGATTTTAGTTTTGCTAATACATCAGTTAGGTATGCGCCAGAAGTAAATGCAAGCGCAATCTATTTACATGGGCATCATATAGCAACAGTTGTGCACTATGATGGTGGCGTGGTGCCTAACGTTGATACGTTCAGAGACTGGCCCACATCTACCACGCGCAGCAGATTGCGCGCTTTAGGTGTTAATGCAAGCATCAAGAATTTTGCAGCAACCATTGATGGGGTTACACTATGAAAAGCTATAGAGTATATGAATTAAATAATCACAGGTTTACATGGGCTGGATGTACTGTTATCAATGTTAATCATCTTTGTAGTGATGGTTTGGTTATAAGTTCAGATCGTATAGAATTTTACGATGTGTTAACTGACAGGGAGGTTATGGGTCTTTGCCTTGACTGGTTAGAAAATAATGATTTTATTGACGAAGCCGCAGCGTACCTTCTGTAACTGTTGCTAATGGATTAAAAATGGTATAATTATGAACATTAAAGAATTAAAAAACGTAGTTGTTGATGGTATTTGTATGAACGATTATCCAGACTTTGTAGACGCTTATATTAGCAGCGCAGATGATGCTAATGGTAATGCTTTAACAGATGAACAGTTAGAAGTGTTAACAGATGATAATCAAGAGTTTGTGCAAGAAATGGCACATGATGAAATTATGGGTAAGGTGTAATTAAAACTAGGGTTGGCTACAGCATTAATAATAAAACTAAGGTTGGATACAGCATTGGAGGCGAAGGCATGAAAGATTACAAATATTTAGCATCAAGTCCGTTGGTAGTTAACAAGGTTAAGCGCGATCACACTACGCGCTTACTTTCTTACATTGGCGCAGTAATAGGGTTAATTTGTTGGGTATGGTTTATAAACGGTTTGATTGCATGACTAATGAACATTACCGCAGAACTTTATATTCGGCACATGAAGCCAAAGAAGTTATTAAACGTAATGCAGAAATGATGGATGCAAAAGCAAGGAAAATATCAAAGGCCCGAACAGGTATACACGATATAAAGACCGCCAAAAAGTTAGGAATGACGTTACAAGATTACATGTATATGATTAAGTAGCACGACTGTACAATCCTGCACCGTAATCATTGCAATTAACTTCAATGTCTTAATGTGTTATAAAGGCGCAACAAACCTTTAAAGAGACAATCATCATGGCAGGCGGTAGACCAACAAAGTACACACCAGAGCTATTATCAACAGCTAATAAATACTTAGATAACTACACTCGTTTAATACCAAGTCACCAAGATTTATGTTTACATTTAGATATAAGTGAATCAACTTTGTATGATTGGGCACAGAAACATGATGAGTTTTCGGAGATATTAGCAAAGGTAAAGTTAACTCAATTTTCTGTAGCTATGGATGGTGGCTTAGGTGGTGATATGAACGCCAACCTAGTTAAGCTTTTAATGGGTAAGCATGGGCTTTCAGAGAAAAGTACAGTAGACCAGACTTCTAGCGATGGTTCTATGTCAGCACCTACAGTAATACAACTGGTAGCAAAAGGCTTTGACGAAGTTGTCTAGCGTATCTATAGAGTTACCCCCAAAGCTTATTCCAATCTTTCAAGGTGAAGCTAGGTACAGATGTGCGTATGGTGGGCGTGGTGGTGCTAAGTCAAGGGCCTTTGCTATTATGACCGCTGTTTGGGGTTATAAGTGGGGTAAGTCTAAAAGAGCAGGTCAGATACTATGCTTGCGCCAGTACAGCAACAGTCTAAGTGAGTCGTCATTCTCAGAGATTAAGAGCGGCATTCAAAGCATTCCGTTTCTTAATGACTACTATGAGTGTGGCGACCATTTTATCAGAAGCATAGACGGGTTAATTACCTACTCATTTGCGGGTCTATCACGCAACCTTGACAGCATCAAATCAAAGTCGCGCATTATATTAGCTTTCATTGATGAAGCAGAGGCTATATCAGAGACAGCTTATACAACCCTACTCCCTTCCATACGTGAGGAAAACTCAGAGCTTTGGTGCATTTGGAACAGACAATCTAGAAAATCTGCAACGAATGTGCGCTTTATTGAAAACACGCCCAAGAATTGCAATATAACCTCCATAAATTGGCAGGATAACCCATGGTTTCCAGACGTTCTAAATGAGCAGAGATTAGAAGATCAGGAGCAAAGACCCGATAGTTACTCCCACGTATGGGGTGGGGATTATCTGGAATTTCAAGAGGGTAGCTTCTGGCGTAGGGAACTAAACAAAGCCAAAGAAGATAATCGCATTTGTAAGCTTCCCGTGGTTAGCTCACACCCCTGTATGGCTTTCTTTGATATTGGAGCGTCAGATGGTTGTGCCATATGGGTAGTGCAGCAGATAGGGCTAGAACTTCGATGTATAGACTTCTATGAGGCATGGTCAGAACCATACAGCCACGCGGTTAAATGGCTTAAATCGCTTGATC